CCACGTCCGCGGACAGTCATGACCGCGCCGATCTTCGAACACCTTCAGCACCAGCACGCCGAATGCGCCGAAGCTGAACGCGCCACACCCCTGCCGATCTACATGCAGATCGCACACGACACCCGCTGTCAGCGCGCACATGCGCACTACAATGCACCCAGCCAACCCCAACCCCCTGCCCCCGGGAGCACCTCGATGGCCGCTGAACTAGCGAAAGTCCACGCCGCTCTCACCACCGGCCTCCACGACACCCTCGACGAAACCCGCGCCGTCGGCAGCAAAGTCGAGGACCTCATCAGCCACCTCCCCGAACTCGCCGCGATCGCCGACAAGCTCGCGACCGACCCGCTGGCACAGCTCGTGTTCACCGAAGTGATCCCCGACGTGATCCGCCCGATCGCGGCGAAATTCCTCACCGAGCTCGTCGCCAGCTACCCCGCCACACCCGAGCCGGAGCCGGCTGCCGAACCCGCGCCACCCGCAGAACCACCCGCAGACGCGGCTGAGATCCCCGCAGACGAGCCGCCAGCAACGGCCTGATGGACTGCGCCACCCCACGGCACGCAGACCAGCCCGCCGCCGCTGAACCCCACGCAGCCCTCTGCGCCAGCTGCCGCACCCGCCTCACCCGCGACCTGCGCCACCTCCCCGCCTTGCACGCCGAACTCGGCACCATCCTCGTCACCACCCCCATCCAACCCGGCGGCCGCGGCCACGGCGACGGGCTCCCCTACAACCAGGCCGCCAGCGAAACCCGTGACCAGATCCACCACGACCTCACCTGGTGGGCACACCACATCACCGAAGACCGCCGCACCCAGCTCACCATCACCGGAGTGCCCGCGCTCGCCGGGTTCATCCGCGGCACCATCCGCTGGGCACGATTCCGGCCCTGGGCTGGTGACCTCGCCGCCACCATCAACGACAACCGGGCCGCAGCGACCACGATCCTCGACCCCTACATCACCCGCAGGTTCCCCATCCCCGGTCATCATTGCCCCGCCTGCACCAGCGGCATCCTCACCGTCACCGTGTACGCCACCGACGGTGACAAACGCCGCTCACACGTCACCTGCCAAGACTGCGGCCAAATCTGGGCACCCGAGCAATGGTTCCGCCTCGGCCAGCAACTCCTCGCCGCATGACCGCCGCTGACCTCGCCAGCATCTACAGGGTCAGCCTCCGCACCATCCGCAGATGGGCCGCCCTAGACCAATGGCGGCGCACCACCGGACGCCCAGTTCACTACAACATCGAAGATGCTGCCGCGTCTTACGAGCACCGGCGGGGAACCTGTGGCACTCTAAGCCACGTAGATTGACCTCAACTGTCGGCAGCCAACCATGACCGCCAGATGCACAGGCCGCAACGGCCACCGCTACCGCACTGCCCTGCACCGTGGCTAAGAGCGCAGGCCGCCGAGGCCGCCCATACGAACGGGCGCGCAAGCAAGCCCTCACCGCATCGCAGACCTGCTGGATCTGCGGCCACGAAGGCGCGCGTACCGCCGACCACGTCATCCCCCGCTCGATCTGCCTGCTCAACGGCTGGAAACACCTCCTCGACAGCGCCTCCAACCTGCGGCCAGCGCATGGCGCCGGTAACCGGTGCCCAGTCTGCGGGCAGTGCTGCAACGAGAAACGCGGCAACGGCATACGCCGCGCGGCAACGCCGAAGCGCACCGGCAGGCGCCAGTTGTCAAGGGTGTGGTGACCAGCACGAGGACAGCCGGTGGCGCGTACGATAGTATGCGCTAGCCATAGTACGCATTCGAACACCCGGGCGACAGCGCGGCGTTCTGTCCGGCCCTTACCCTGCTGTCCGGTCTGTACCGGAGTGCCTTTTTTGGAGGGGACGAGGGACCGCGCCCCCCATAGGCCCCCCATTTTGCGTGGGAGGGCCAAGCCGGGGGGCCGATTTGTCGGGTTTGTCCTCGCACGTGTGTTCGAACCGCTCGGGTGTTCGAAGGCGTACTAAACGCAGCACCGCGAGGCGCTAAGCACAGTTCGCACTCGGGGATGGTGACCGTCAAGTGACTGGCCGCAGGCGCGGCAAGGTTGAGCTGGCAACCGCGCGGAGTATCCAGGAGATCGGCGAGCTTCCCCGGGGTTTGGGCGGCTTGGCCGAGGCTGCGCTGACTTTGGCGAAGACTCTCGATGAGGGCGCGGGCCTCGCAACCGCCGCAGTGGCCCGGGAGCTGAGGGCGACCCTAGTGAAGCTCGCGGAGGGAACGGGTGATGACGGCGGGGACGACCCGTTCCGGGAGTTCGCCGCGGAACTCGCCATGCCAGCCCAGGTGGGCGACGCCGAGAAGTGGTGACCGGCCGACGCTAGGCCCCCGGGTCGCGAAGGTCGCGGCCGCTTTGGGCACGCCGCTGATGCCGTGGCAGCATCAGGTTGTCAACACCGCGCTTGAAGTCGACCCGGCGAGCGGGCGGCTGGCATACCGGCAGGTGGTGCTGACCGTGCCGCGGCAAAGCGGGAAGACGACACTGCTGCTGGCCATGGCCGTGCACCGGGCCGTCGCGCTGGGCCCGGCCAGGATCGTCTACACCGCGCAGACCAGGCTGGACGCGCGGAAGAAGTGGGAAGATGACCAGGTCCCGGTGCTGGAGGCATCACCTTTGGCTGGCCGGTTCCGGGTGCGGAAGACCACCGGCAATGAAGCGGTCATCTTCGCGAACGGCTCCCACTACGGGATCATGAGCGTGACGAAGAAGTCCGGGCACGGGCCGACGATCGACGTCGCGGTGATCGACGAGGCGTTCGCGCAGGAAGACGCCCGGCTAGAGCAGGCGTGCAAGCCGTCGATGATCACCCGGCCGCAGCCGCAGATGTGGATCGTGTCGACGGCGGGTGATGACCGGTCGGTGTGGCTCCGGTCGAAGGTCGACGCCGGGCGGGCCCGTTCCGATGCTAGGCTGACCAGCGGAAACGCCTATTTTGAGTGGTCGGCGTCCGATGATGCGGATCCGGCCGACCCGCAGACCTGGTTCACGTGCATGCCCGCGCTCGGGATCACGGTCGGCACAGACGCGATCCGCGCCGACTTCGAGTCGATGGCTGGTGAGGGGAAGCTCGGCGAGTTCCGCCGCGCCTACCTGAATCAGTGGCTCGACGCGATCCCCGATGAGTGGCTGGTGATCCCCCGCGAGTCGTGGGACGCGCTCGAGGCCGAACCAGTCACCGGCCGTCAGCTCACCCTGGCCGCGGACGTGACCCCGCAGCGGTCCGCGGCGGTGATCGCAGCGGCGTGGCGGCGGCCGGACGGTCACATGGACGTCGAGGTCGTCGACCACCGAGCCGGGGTGTCGTGGCTGGTCAAACGCGTCACTGAGATCGTGAAGCGGCACCGGCCCGCCGCAGTCGTGATCGACGGCAAAGGACCCGCCGCCTCGGTCGTGGACGAGCTGGTCGCTGCCGGGGTTGAGGTGACGCGCCCGTCGGTGCCGGACATCGCCGCCGGGTGCGGCCGGTTCTTCGACATGGTGATGGACTCCCGTACCCTCCGTCACGGCGGCCAGCCCGAGCTGACCGCGGCGGTGGCCGGGGCGATCCGCCGGGACCTCGGTGACGGGTGGGCGTGGGCACGCAAGGCCGCGAGCGTCGACATCAGCCCGCTGGTCGCGGTCACGCTAGCGGTGTGGGCACAGGATCGGTTCGCCCGCCGCCAGGCTCCCTACGACATCGCGAGGAGCGTCGCATGACCCGCATGACTGCGTTCGACAGGCAGCGCGAACATGCCGCGCGCTACCCGATCGAGCGCCGATGATGAGCAGCGCGCTGGACCGGGTTCCGGTCGACGAGATCACCGCCCGCGCTCGAGCGGTTCAGCCTGGCCGCGCGGTCCTCACGTTGGCGGCCGCGGTGCTGTTCGGTGTCGGCTGGCTCGTGGCGAAGTCCTGGCGGGCCGCGTTTTTCACCCTCGCCTGGGCGTGGGCTGCGGTCCGTGTCGGTTTCGAGGCTGCGCACGGTCCCACCCGCGGCCAGCAGATCGCCGGATACCAGGCCGAGTTGGACCGGTTGCGGAAGGAAAACGCTCGCCTCGGCGGCTGACGCAACTGACAGAACGAGCCGGAGGGAGGTGACGCAGCAGTATGGGTTTGCTCGATCGCGTGAACGGCGCGCTGGCGGAGCGGAGCGAGCAGAGGGCTATCGGCGGGGTGCCGTGGCGCCCTTGGGATAACCCGTACTGGTTACCTGCCGTTTCGACATCGGCGGCCCCACTCACCCGTCCCGTGCGGCCGGTACCGGTGCGGGCGCTGTCGACGCAGCGCTCCGGTTGCAGCCGGTGTACTCGTCGGTGCGGTTGCTGGCTGAGGGCGTGGCGCAGATCCCGTTGTTGCAGTACCGGGAGCAGCCGGATGGTAGCCGGCTGAAGATGCCGCTCGGGAAGCTTTTGTCGTCACCGAGCGCGGTTCTGAACACGTTTGACTGGTTGTTCCAGTACGTGACGAGCGCGGCGTTGCAGGGCACCGCATGGGGTTTGATCACCGGCCGGGACGCGTACGGGTTCCCCACGTCGGTTGAGTGGCTGCCGCCGGAAGACGTCCAGGTGGAGGACCCGAAGCCGTATAACCCGGCGAAGGTGCGGATCTACTTCGATGAGAAGCAGATCCCGGTGAGCAATTTGCTGATCGTGCGGGCGTTCACGGTCCCGGGGCGCACGGCAGGGATCAGCCCGTTGAAAGCGTTCGCGATGCTGATCGAGTCCGGGCTGGATGCCCTGGACTACGGCAGCGGCTGGTACAAGAGCGGGGGCTTCCCGCCCGGCAGCTTCAAGAACACCGAATTTGAGGTGACGGAAGAACAGTCGTCGCAGGTCAGGCGCAAGCTGGTTAATGCGATGCGGAACCGTGAGCCACTGGTCTACGGCCGGGACTGGGAATACAAGCCCATCTCGGTGCCGCCGAACGAAGCGCAGTTCGTTGAGGCGATGCAGCTGAACGCCACCCAGATCGCGAGTGTCTATGGCGTGCCGCCGTACCGGGTCGGCGGGACCCGCGGTGACTCGATGACGTACTGCGCTGACACCGAGACGGAGATCTTGAGCCGCCGCGGCTGGCTGCGCCACGACCAAGTGGAGCAGGGTGATGTCTGCCTAACCCTGAACACCGAGACCAGCCTCGCCGAGTGGCAGCCAGTAGACGCCATGAACGTCTTCCCGGGGCCGCACGACGTGATCGAGATGCGCACCGGCACGCACTCCTCGGTCACGACGTCTGGGCATCGCTGGCCGGTGTGGCTGGCCGGGCGCGCGGGCTGCCGGGATGTCTGGCGGTGGCGCACGACGGATGACTTCCCGGTTGGTGGCCGGATCGCGGCCGCGCTTCCCGGGTCGGCCCCGGCCGAGCAGAAGTGGTCGGACGCGCTGGCCGAGCTGGTGGCGTGGTTCTGGACCGAGGGCTGGGTCGGGCCGCATGGCCAGGTGGTGATCACGCAGTCGGGCAGCGTGAACCCGGAGAACGTGCAGCGGATCCGGGCTGCCCTGACCGCGTTGCTCGGCCCGGCGGCTGAACCGCAGGTAAGGTCACGGCCAGCGTGGGTCGAGGACATTCACCGTCGTGACCAGGACGTGTTGCACCGGTTCCGGCTGAACGCGAAGGCCGGTCGCGTCCTGGCCGAGGTCGCGCCCGGTAAGGTCGTGTGCCCGGAGTTCCTAGCCGAGCTGACCACAGCCCAGCTGCACCTGTTCATCGAGGCGTCGATGGCGGCCGACGGGAGCAAGACCGCTGGCGACGGCATCATGGCGCAGAACAGCCTGGAGCGGCTGGAGTCGTTTCAGATCGCGTGTGCGCTGGCCGGGAAGTCGGGGGTGATCCGGGGGCCGGACCGCTGGGGCATGTGGTACATGGCCGTGCAGGTCACGCCATGGCGCAAGCCGCACGGTCACCCTGAATACGTCTCGTACAAGACCATCGACGGTCCGGTGTGGTGCCCGACGACCGCCAATGGCACATGGTTCGCCCGGCGGGCCGGGACGACGTACTTCACCGGCAACAGCAATGTTGAGAGTGAGTCGCTGGGGTTCGTCACCGACACGCTTGACCCGTGGCTGTGCAGGCTTGAGGCCGCATTGGCCGGGTGCCTGCCTGCGCTGCAGACGGCGCAGTTCAACCGGAACGCGCGGTTGCGGACGACGACTGAGCAGCGGTGGCAGTGGTATCAGATCGCCCGGAACGTGGGCGGGATGAACGTGGACGAGATCCGGCGGCTGGAGGACATGGATCCGCTGCCGGAAGCGAAGAGCAAGTCGGATTACGACGGCAGTGATTACACCCCGTTGCAGATCATGGTTGCTGCGGCGCGGGGCGCGAAGGAACTCCTTGGTGAGGGCGCGGAAGGCGCGGCGCAGTTCGCCGGGCCGCCGCCGAAGGCCGGGCCTGCGGGACCGCAGCCGCCGGAGCTCGGGCCAATGCCGCCGGTCCCGGCCCCGGCCAGCAACGGGAACGGGAATGGCAGCGGGGCCTAGCTGGACCCAGACCGGCCGGACGGCGGAGACACCGGTTGCGTCGACGGTGCATCATCCGTTCGGCAGCCCGTCAGGGCCGGGGTTGTTCCACGTCAAGGGCCTTCAGCTGCCTGCTTATATTCAGAATTTCGCTCATGCTTTCGTTCGTCAGGGTTTGAGTGAGAGCGAGGCGATCGAACGAGCGGTCGGGGTGGTTGAGGACCTGGCTGCTGGCAGGACGCCGAATGGCAAGGGGCATGTCCATCCGGATGTGCAGGCGGCCGCGGCGAAGGCAGTCGCCGAATGGGAAGCCGCGAAGGCCGCCGCCCATGGCAGC